CTTGAATTCATGGACATGGGTGATATCTTGACGCTTGCCAAGCGGTACGAGAAAGATGACTTTTTTCTTTGCTGCTCTGACAGCTTCATTGATTGCATTGTCTGTGTTTTTGATGTGTTCAAGAGAATGGACTGCGATGACGTTATCCCAACTTTCATCATCAAACGGCAGCTTCTCTCTCTCTAAATCCAGCTTGACTGCTTTCAGTGCTTTTTTCTTACAGTATCTGAGCGCTTCTTCACTGTTGTCAACTCCGCTTACTTTTCTCCCTGACTGCTCAAGCAGTTTGATAAGACGTCCTGTGCCGCAGCCCAAGTCAAGAACTGAGCCGTCAGCAAGACGTTTCACAACTTCATAGTTGTCAAAGAGCAGAGCTTCATCCCAGTTGTCAAGCGCAGCGAAATATTCAGCTGACTGCTTTTCTATCTTCTTACTCTCTTTAACTTTCACTCTCTTAGTCTCTTCTTTGCTTCTCAACACCAAGTCGAAAAGCGGTATATAAGAGCTGTGCGGGCCTTTCGATGAATAGACGAAGTGCGGCATCTTCTCTGTCTCTTTCTCTAAGAGTCTCCCGACTTTAAGCTCAAGACCTTCGTCTCTGTTCGATGTGCTGTCTCTGATTATAACGTCAATGTCTTTTGCTTCAGCCGGCGATTTGACGAAAGAACCGGCGATTGAAAGATAGTTCTCCACTACGACAACATCACCGAGAGTGCTGACATCAAGTCCTCCGAACATAGCTTTTCTGAACACTTCAACATCTATGTCAGTGACTTTCGTATGGGTAAGGTCTCTGTCTTTCATCTCTCTCACCAGCATCTTATACTTTTGCAGAAAGTCGCTTCTGGTGAGCATGCCGATTCTAGTGATTCTGTTGTCTTTGAAGTTCTTGTTGTACAGCTGTACGAATCTGAGCCTCAGGCTGTAAAGCTCTCTGTCAGGCACTTCTTTCAATTTATTCGCTGTTATTTCTTCTATTCTCATTGTTTGCTCTCCTTGTAGCCCTCTTTATGCCCACACCCGGAACGTGGACACTTGAGCATCTTCCGAAAGCCCCTGCGTCTTATAGCGCAACATGCCGGCAGTATAATCATCTTGCCGTTGCATTTCGGACACAGCCTCTCAGCTACTTGAACCATCAATAAGTGTAAGTTGTTGCGTTAGCCCATATCTTATTGAACTTAGCACAACCGTTTGCATATAAAATGCTCAAGGGATTGCCATTCCCGTCATAAGATACTTTCGTAATTCTGCAAACCGGCTGCAGCACTTTGTTCTGGTCACATGGAGCGAACTCACCAATATATTCTGGATACCATTCATTCCCAATCTGAATAAAGGTCATCCTGATTGCATATTGTCCAGAACTGACATGAAACGGTATTGTATTTTTTGTCATTTTTGCCTCGGGATTAAGATTCTGTAGAGTGAAGCTGTCTAAGCTTGACCAAGATTCTCCGTCTGTACTGTACTCTGTGTAAACATTGCCTTGAAGACAGAAAATATCAACTTTCATTCTCAGGTATATTGGGAGTGTAGTCACTGCATTGCTTGTCGGATAGGCATTGTTGAAGTAACTGGCAAGCCCGTCTATAGGCTGGTTACTGTCTTTCGCTCTGCCAAACATGAATGTATATGCACCGGCATTCGCATCTACGTATGAGCTAATGAATAATCCGGCCATAGTGAAGTCGTTTACCGTATAAGAATTAAGCTTAACTTCATAAATAAATGGACATCCGGGCGCTCCAATCCCGAGTCTTGGGCAATTGTTAGCTCCGTTATCCCAGTAGCCATCAACGCTGTCTGCTACCGATAAAGTACAGATATCCCCTGATTCGCTTATTGAACCATTCTTTGCAAGCTGCCACCAAGCCCAGAAAACCGAGTTGTCATCAAAGTTATCTAGGAATTGGATTGCGTCTTCTGTGACGGCAGCTGCCTCTGCTGGCTCAAAATAGTCCAATTTCCCTGTTATCGGATTAAATTTATAAGGCATTTTTTACCTCCGTTTTTTATGATGCTGCTACCCAACAGCACTCACATTGTGGGTGAGCTGGTATCAAGCCAGAAGCTTCATCAAGAGTGTAGATTTTACCATCTATATTCTCTAGACAATACTCACAAGCTTCCTCATCAGCGACGCCTTGAACTCTCTTGATTCCAATCTGGCCAAAGCCCTGCAGAGTGCCTTCACTGAGTGCCGATGCTGTCTCTGTTCTGGCAATCATCTGAGTTCTGAATCTATGGAGCTTGTTCGCATATCTCTCTACCAATGAAACAATCCTCTGCTCTGGCAACGCCTGCTCTTCTAATAATAACCTGTATTTTGCTACAGCTCCAGCTTGTTTAGACGTCAATCCGACAATCGGTCTCAATTCTTTTGCAATCTTCTGGATGCTCTTGCCATAGTCGACGCCGGCTTTTATCTCTTGTCGTATCGCCTGCTTCGTCTCTTCAATAACTTCAGTCACAAGCTTAGCTGTATGCTTCTCTGCCCATTTGACTGCTGGAACACCGAGGATGTCGAAACGTGGCTCTAGTTCTTGTTTGATTATTTTTCTTTCAACCACTGCTTTGCCGCCTTCAGCAAGAATCTTCAAAAGCTCCGGCTTCAAGATTCTTTTGCCTTCTTCTATTATCGCATCCCAGTCAGCAAGCTGCTCTGTAAAAGTCTCTGGCTTTCTTGCCCTCACTCTCGTCAAACCTTTCTGTAGCTGCTTTCTCATGTATTTCATAAACTCATTGACTTTCGGTATCAATTTTCTCTCATTCAATCGTTTCAATCGTCTGGTATTAGTGAACGTTCTTTTAATAGACTTCTTCACTACATCTTTCATTGAATCTCTTAGCTCCTCTAATATGTCCATTCCTCTCTTAGTGTCTCTTTTTGTTTGTCGGGATTATCATCTGAGGTCGTTCGATTATCGGCATTCTGGCTTTCTTCGCTGCCCTCTGTGCTTCTCTCTGCTTCTTCAAATTTTCAAATTCTTCATCAGTCATGGTGCTGATATAGGTAATGTTTGTGTCATCATTCACTGGTATAAGTATCTTATGATTTCCTTCGATGCTATCGAATTCTAATGCTTTTCCAAATACTTCAGCAATAGCTTTCTTTCTCCTCTCATTGAGGTCACCCTTGACAATCAATGAAATCTCCGGCTTTTTGAAATAAATAACTAATGGCATATCATTCTCCTTTCTTTGACTTTTTATATTCCTCAATTATCTCATTTACTTTCATGTTTAATTCCTCAATCGACGCTTCTTCTCTAGCGATGCTCTCTTCACCAATAGGCAAATAAGTCGCAGCGATATAATAATCATCACCATGGTCTACTTTCTCAAGATTCAGTTTGTCTCTGATGTAGTTCACATTGATTGCTCCGAGACTGAAAAGCGTCTGCCAGCGTTTCACCTCTGCATCTAAATCTCTTGTATCAATCTTGTTGAACTGAAAGTTGACAAGCTCACAATTGAGCCCTTTATGCAAGATGCTCTTTGTCAAGATTCTGTTAACAGCATTCTGCAACGGAGCGATGATTGAATTGATATAAATGACAGTCGACTCCCGTGCTGTTGAACCTCCGAGAGAGCCCGTCTCAGAAATCCCGATGCGATATGGTGGCATCTTATAAGCACTGAGAATTTCATCTCTTGCTTGTTTATAATAGAGAGTAAATGAGCCCTCTTTCACTTCGACTGAGAGCGGCTTCCAAGTCAGAGTTCCACCAGTCGGCAGCTCCAGCACAAGAGTCTTGTGAGCGTTGTCAGAGCCTTTAATCTGAACATCTAAAAAATTATTGATATACTTGGCCGAGTCTTCTTCCCAGTCGCCTTCAAGAGTGACAAGAGCTGCCGGGATGCCGTAATTTTCAAAGAAAGAAACGTTGTAGTCTCTGATGCCGATAAGTCCACGTACAGCCCCGATTGCACCGAGTACGTTCGGTGCTCCGTAATAAGAGCTGCGTGTATAGTAGTTTTTGAAATAGATTATCTCGTTTGCAACGTTCTCTGAACGCCCGGATACTTCAACGCCTGTGTCTGCGTTTATATTTTTTTCGTAGTTAATTCGCTTGAACCACCGGTATTGAGCGTTTCTGACCTGACACCAGTCTATGATGCAGCGCTCAATGATGTCTTCAATCGCTTCTTCTTCATTGTTCGGGTCTTCAAGAAATTCTTTAACTTTCTTCTTCTGTTCTTCAATCGCAGCTTCAGATATGTCTTCTTGCTGTTTTTCGACGATTGACCAGCCTTGACCGACAACGTCTTTTGCTATTTGTTTGACACATGAGTCGAAATAAGAACAGTTCTCTTGAAGCGCCAGCAATCCGTTCACGTTGAACGGCACTGGCACCAGACCCTTGTCTGTGATATATTTCCGCTCTTCTTTAAACTGCTTCGATTTAACTCTGTTCTCAACTTTTCTGAGTACAGATACTGGGAACAGCCCTTTCGATGTTTTTATATAATGGACTTTCCCACGTTTCTTTATTTCACCATGGGTAGTAGACTTTTCCTTTGTGGTCATAACGTCTTACCTCCTGTTGCCCTTTTTTTTCTTGCTCTTTCTCTTTTTCACGCAGGCCGTCGATGCCGATGAAATGAACACGCCCGACTTTATGCTTTCTTTTATCGAGAGCTAAGACCAGCTGTCTGAGAGCATCGACAGCATGGTCATTCTCTTTGTACGGCTTCTCTGTGCCGGTCTGATAATGATACGTCTCAATCTCATCGAGAAGATTCGGACACTTGCTCTTGAACACCTTCAGCCTGTTCGTTCTGATTCTTGCGTTGACAGCTTCAATGCCTTTCTGTATATCGTTGTCGCCACTGTGGATATCGATTTTCATACCCCTGAGTTCTTCAATCTCTCTCTTTCCGCTCGGGTCACCGAAATAAGTGATGTCTTTCATGTGTTTCGCTATATCTTTCAACAGCATGTGGGAGACGTAGAGTTCATCATAGATATAGAGTACGTCATCCGGAGAAAGAGCGCCCTTCTCGTTGGCATGAGGATTATTATAACCGAAATCTGTGCCGCCAAGCTTGAGCCAGTCTTCCGGTATCTCAAACTCTTCTTCAACGATGTTATTCGAGTCGAAGTCTGGATAAATAAGACCCTCCATTTTTCTGAATTGACCCTTATATCTCATATCAAATAATCTCTCTGATAGGTCTTTTTTCGCTCTCTCAAACTCTCTTTCCGGATAATAAGGATTGTCTATCGACTTGAAGTTTATCACAGCATAGTTCGAATTGCCTTTTTTCCAATGTAAATAGAACTCATGATAAAGCCAGTTCAAGCCGTACGGAGTTGTTGTGAGCAACGCTCTGCCCTCTTTCATGCCAAGACGTGCTTGAATCGCTACCCAAGCCATGTATTTCATCTGACCAGCTTCATCGAGCCATGCAGCTCTGTACTGTCCGGCCTCAAGCGACTCCGGCCTGTCTGCAGTTCCAAACCATATCTTGCCACCAGTCGGCAGCAGATACACGTTGTAACTCGGCTTGTACTCTCCCTCTAAATCTGTGCCTCTGTAAGAATCTCTCAACGCCGGCACCGTCGTTCTCACCAGCATCTTGTACGTCGGAGCTACAACGATATATTCATCCTTCGGATATTTCTCTATCTCAGTAAACAGCCACCACGGCCCGGTGAACGTCTTGCCCCCACCAGTGCCGCCAATCAATCCGATGAATCTGCTCTTTGCATTGAGCGCAGCTGCTTGATGTGACCAGAGATGTACTTCTTTGTACTTAGTTTTTTGAACCTGCATTATTGTTCTCTATAATCAATCTCACTGGCTTCTTTTCGTCTCCGGTATGTAGCATCTCTTGACGGTCTGTCATGCCGAGCCAGTTCTTTGCCAAGAATATCTGGACTGATGCATTATGCCGTCTTGTAGCATTCTCAAACATCGCTTTCATCAAGCTGACATTTCTGTCTGCTTTGCCCTTTTTTAATGCCGACAATAACTGAAGGTGCTGTTTTTTCCAATTCTTGAATGTGTTTGGATGGATACCGAAGAACCATGCAATATCTTCTTCATTAACGCCCAGAGTTGCTAGCTTTCTAGTTTCATCTATGTACTCTTCTTTGAATACTGATGGTCTACCACCTTTGTTTGTACTTAGCTTATTGTTAGACATAGGCATCTCCGTTTGTATTACTTACAATAAGCTATATTTATTATATATAGCTTTATATCTTTTCTGGAGCGTCAAGGTCGGACTTGCACCGCCAACTTCTGACTGGCTGTCAGACGTGATACTTTTTTCACCATTGACGCATAGAAATCCCGTATAGAAGCGTGAATTGCTTTTTAAGCTTGCTATCTTGTCATAAGCTTCTTTATAAGTTATGTATCTTGAGCTGTGAGCGTCTATCTCTTTGATGACGATGCTCTCTCTCTCCGGATACGGCAGCGCTTCAAATTTAGCATGCTTCATCAGCTGCTCTTTGTCTTTCAGAAAGTAGATGTATCTGAATACCGGTGCTATTCTCACTTTAAGAGTCGGATATATTTTTAGCAGCTTTTTGTAGTTGCACGTGTGGTATCGGTCTCCGAAGCTGCGTGTATGGAGGTAGCCGACTCCCGGGAGGTAGAAGATTCTTGTCATGAACTTGCCGATGTAGAGAAAGTTCGCAGCCTGATATATGCGCCCGGTCAGGCCTTGATAGCCGGCTCCGGTAGTGTAGACAAACTTCTTTTTTGTATGTTTTTTCAGCAGTTTGAGTATTATTGACAGCATCTTTGACGGCATGTTCTTGTATTTCTGTCTGCAGTAGCTGCGTACAATTTCCCAGTAGTCGTCGACTGTCAGCTCACAGTCAAACAGCGTCGGCAGCAGATTTCTGTGAGAGACGCCGTGAGAGAGGCCGATGTAGCCGACAGGCTGATTATAGACTGTGAACTCGAAATACTTCGCCGTAGCAATGAGCGGGTGCGGTCTGTCCGGGAAGTGCTGCTCAAGCACTTTCCGACTCTGCGGCTTCATCAGATATTTCATCTAAAACACTCATAAGAAACTTGTTTTTGTTGCCGTGTTTTTTTATCTGAGCCAGTAGCGGCTGCTTGTACTTCAGCGGCAGTATAAACTTGATGCCAAACATATCGTCTGCTAAGTGTTTGATGCCCTCTTCGTCGAATGCGTTGGCCCAATCCTCTTTTGACGGCAGCCCCATATCAGCGAAGTCGTTTAAGATAAGCTTTAAGTTCACCGGCTCTCCCAAGTCGACTTTGAAGTCTTCAAGCTCAATCTCTTCTATATGCGGATACACAAGTTCTGCAAGCGCTTGCTCGTCATACTCTCCGGCTCTGTCGTTATCAGAAAGCGAGTACTTTATCTTCTCTGCTTCAGTCTCTGCTTCGACAATAGAGACATCGACTTGTTTGATGCCGAGCTCTCTGAGTGCTCTCAGGCGCATGTTGCCACCGAGGGTTATGTACGTGCTGCCGTCTTTATAGCAGACAAGTGGCTTGTAGACCCCGAGTTCTTGAATCTGTTTTTTAAGACGCTCAAAGTCTTTCGTCTTGATATTTCTCGGGTTCTTTGCCCACTCTTTGACTTTGTCAACGCTGACTTTCTTTAGCACTGGCTCTTTAAGCATTCCTTCCTTACCCCCTTTTTACTTTGACTACTTCTAGAATATCACGCCTGTTTGTCTCTATCGCTTTCTCAAATCTGCTTGTTGTCAGTTTGCAGTTATTTTTAACTGCTTTGACTTCAGTCGTCAGCTTCGCCATGTTAATGTTCAGAGCATCGACTTTAGAGTCGATATTCTTTGACAGCTTCCTGACTTCAATGATGGCCTCACCGTTTTTCTCTTGACTCTTCTTTCTTGTTCTCTCTTTTAAAAATGAGATTACGATTGCTGAAATGTTAATGACGACAAGACCCAAGAGCCCGTAAAATGTTGATGGTTCATACGGCATTACTCATCCTCCTTGCATTTTTCTAATTCTCTTCTGAGTCTGACTATTTCTTGCTTCAAGTCTTCTACCCAAAGCATGAAAGCACTATTGACTATGATGTTACCGTCTTCTGTTACTGCAATAATTTTCACGTCTTCACCCGGATGCAGCACGTCTTTCACCGGATACAGCGATGGCTCATAATGACAGCTAATCGTTAAGAATGAGATGACGCAGAGCATCAACGTCACGCTTGACAATAGCTTTACGGATTTTCTTCTTTTTTCTTGCATTTTTCTCTTTTCGATAGATTGATACGAGCTTTTTGCTCAATTTGAATAATTCTAAAAGAAACTTAATTGTGTCTTTCATTTCAGTAAGCTCAAAAACGGGTCAATTACTTTGAAATTCTCCCCCCGATAATAAAGCGGCCTCATCTTCACAAAAGCGTTCTGTCTGATGGCGTCTCTCAACGACTTGACAGAAGAGCTACCGCCGGATGAACCAATGACCAAAGAATCGTCGATTAACATTTCAACGTGAATGGCTCTGCCGTCTCTGAACCAGAAAACAAGACAGCCAGCATACGGCTTGTCTACTTTGTAATCAATGAACTTCAGATATAAATCATGTGCCGTTGAATCCGCATCATGCGGCTCAATCCCGACTGACTGCAGCACTTCATGAACCAAACCAGAGCAATCGAAGCCAGCAATCGGGTCATCTCCCCCCCAGAGATACGGCACGCCGAGAAGATGCCAGAGATATTTTATAGATTTTTTTCTGAGATTTTCTACGAATGTTGGTTCTGTAGAC